GTCCAGGATGCGGATAATAACATCATCAAGGAGGTCGTAAAGCATGAGTAACGGATCCGGAACTGCCGGGCAATCCGGAAGCGGCGAAGGACAGCAGGGCGCCCAGGGGACGACCCAGGGGGCAACGCAGGGCGCGAACTGGCGGGAGATGATCCCGGCCGAGCTCGCCCAGGACCCGAGCCTCGCGAGCATCAAGGATTTCCCTTCCCTGGTGAAGGGCTACATTTCCGCGCAGAGCATGATCGGGGCCGAGAAGATCGCTCTGCCGGCCGGGAAGAACGATACGCCGGAGTATTGGAGCCAGGTTTTCGACAAGCTCGGCCGGCCGAAAGATCCCGACGGCTACCAGGTCCAGCTCCCGGCCAAAGAGAAGATTCCGGAGGGGATCGAGATCAACGAGGAGCGCCTCAAGGGCTTCAAGAAGCTCGCCCACGAGGTCGGGCTTCTTCCGGGCCAGGTCCAGAAGCTCATTGATTGGCACATGGGCGAGGTCCTCCGGGACTACCATGGATTCACGGCCGGCGCCGAGAAGGCCTACGAGGCCGGCGTCGCGGCCATGCGCGAGCGGTTCGGGGCGAAGGCCGACGAGATGGTCGACGTCGCCAACCGCGTCCTGAAAACCTTCGGCGGCTCTCCCGAGGAGATCTCGCTGATCGCCGAGCAATACGGCAACGACCCGCTGATCACGGGGCTCCTGGCGCAGATCGGGGTTTCGATGCGCGAGAGCTCCCTGGTGCGCGGCGAGCGGCCGAGCTTCGACATGAACGCCGGCGACGCGAAGGTGAAGAAGCAGGACATTTTAACGAACAAGCAAAACCCGCTCAACGAGGCGTACTTCAACAAGCGCCACCCGCGGCATGAGGAGGCCGTCAAGGAAGTGATGCGTCTCAACGAGGTTCTCTCGATGGGCGGCTGATACGCCCCAGGGCGCCCGGGGGCCGATAACCAGGTTCCTACTCCTCCTTTCCTGGCCGGCCCCGGGCTCCCGCTCTCTCCCACATATCCGGGCAATCCTCCTCTCGGGGATCCGGGCCGCGAAGATGGTTGATGCGATCCGGTTTCGGGCAATCGCGAAAGAGAAATCTTGAACGGTTCAACGAGTAAAAACCAACCCCTTTCACAGAGGAGGATCATTCCATGAGCTTTGAAATCACGACCGCAATGGTGCAGCAGTACAACGACAACGTCGTCCTGTTGCAGCAGCAGAAGCCCTCTCGCCTTCGTCCCTGCGTCCGCGAGGAAGGCGTCCAGGGGGAATATGGGTTCTTCGATCAGATCGACCAGACCGCCGCGCAGAAGCGGACTCAGCGCCACGGGGACACGCCGCTGATCTCGACGCCCCACGTTCGCCGGCGCGTCGCTCCGACGCCCTTCGATTGGGCGGACCTGATCGACAACTTCGACCGGCCGACCCTCATCACCGACCCGACCTCGAAGTACGCGGTCAACGCGGTCGCGGCCATGAATCGGTCGATCGACGACGAGATCATCGCCGCGGCCCTGGCGACGGCCTACGGCGGCCGGGACGGCACGACGACCTATGCCTTCCCGACCTCGACCCACCAGATCGTCCACGGATCGGCGAGCTTGACCCTCGCGAAGCTCCTCTCGGCGAAGGAGATCCTCGACTCCTACGAGAACGATCCGGACGAGCCGCGCTTCCTTGCTTTGAGCGCGAAACAGGTCACGGAGTTGCTCAAAACGACGGAGATCAAATCCGCCGACTACAACACGGTCAAGGCCCTGGCCGCCGGCCAGCTTGACACCTTCCTCGGGTTCAAATTCATCCGGACCGAGCGGCTCCTCAAGGTTTCGACGACCCGCTCCTGCCTGGCCTGGAGCCAGAACTCGATTCTCCTGGGGATCGGGACGGACATCATCACCCGCGTTTCCGAGCGAGCCGACAAGAACTACGCGACCCAGGTCTATGTCGGGATGTTCATCGGCGCGACCCGGATGGACGAGAAGGGCGTCGTCGAGATCCAGGCCAAAGAATAACCAAACGCAACCCGGGGATCCTCCGGGATCCCCTTCACCGTAACACAGGAGGATTTTCAAGATGCCGAACGGAAGCAACTACGCGAAATTCATCGCCCCGACCATGAGGGATCTCCTCGGGGCCGAGTACGGCGGCAAGGTCCGCGCCTCCTACGACGAATTCACGTTCGCCGCCGATGACGCGGGGACCCTTGTCAATATGGGCGTCCTCAAGAAGGGCGAGGTTTTCCTCGGCGCCCTTCTCATCGCGGCCGCCCTGGGCACCGGCGTCACCGTGCAGCTTGGCGACAGCGACGACGACGACCGCTTTATCGCGGCCACCGTCTGCACTTCGGCCGTCGAGGCCTTCAAGGGCAAGACGGACGGCGTGGGCTACAAGGCCACGGCCGACACGCCCCTGGTCCTCAAGACCGGCGTCGGCGCCGCAACCGGCAAGGTGCAACTCGTCATCTTCAAGGCCGCTTCCAACTAAGCGGCCCCTGACCTGGGAACTCTAACAGCGAAAGAGGGGAGGGGCCTCGCGCCCCTCCTCCTCGGATCCTCAGAGGAGTGGATCAATGGCAAGCCAGGTCGATATCTGCAACCTTGCGCTTACCGCGATCGGACACAAAACGATCGCGAACATCGAGGAGCAGACCGAGGCCGCCCGGAAGTGCAAGGTCTACTATCAACAGGCCGTCGACGCGACGCTCCGGGCCTATAACTGGAACTGCGCGACGGCCCGGGCCGAGCTCGCCCAGGAATCGGCGACGCCGGCCTTCGGCTACTCCTATCAATACGCTCTGCCGGCCGATTGCCTCCGGGTCCTTCAACTCGAGCGCCTGGATCTGAAATTCAAGGTCGAGGGCCGGAAGCTCCTCACGAACGAATCGAGCGCGAAGATCCTTTACATCAAGCGGATCGGCGCCGGCGAGATGGATCCGCTCCTGATCGACGCCGTCGCGGCACGCCTGGCGGCCGAGCTCGCCTACGCGCTCTCGAACAACCGGAGCCTCGCCGAGCTCATGATGGAGATCTACGAGCGGAAGAAGCTCGAGGCCGGCTGCATCGACGCCCAGGAAGGGACCCCGA